GTGCGGGGGTCTCCTAGCGGCTCTGACCTCCTTAGAGTACCTAAAAGGGGGATATTCGGGCATTATTTCCCAATTTTCCGACAGTTTAGTCCTTTTTCTTGCCTGTTTCATCTTTTTCCGCCTGTTCCAAAATGCGCCAAATCAATCCTGCTCGAGGTTTTTGCGTCCGAGAATCGTTTGAATCGTCTCGGCGACTTCCGGCATGACTTCACGCAAGGCCGCGATCTCTCTAATCTGCTCTTGATGTATTGCCTGCTTGGTGAAGTTCTGCTCGTTGGCAATCTGCGAGAGGCTTTTCCCTCCTTGACGATTCGCCGCAAGGATCTCGCAGGTGATCCAGAAAAGCGAAGGAGAGATTCGATAAACCTTTCCGAGTTGCGTAAGGATTCGGATCGGAATCCTGCGATCGACTTCCTTGAGGTCGAGCAGTCTTGCCGCAATCTCCGAGATGATTTGAGCAGAGGGGGAACTCGGTTCCGGTTCCGGGATCTCGTAAAGTTTCTCGGGAATGTATCCCTCGAGCCTGCGAGTGGACTCTTGCGAGTACGGATCCACACGGGTCAAATCTCGGGATTCGAGATAATCGCGTTCACTTCCTCGGTGACTGTCGGATCCAGATCGAAGAGATAGGTCTGCTTCTCGTCCACGGTGTCGAGGAGAGCGGTCTCGGCCTTGCTCAAGGCGTTGATCTTCTGCTTTGCCTCCTTCCGTAGGTCTCGGAGTTGAGAGGCGATTGTCTGCTTCGCCTGTCGGATCGAGATGCAGAGGTCGAGGATCTTGGTCGCCTCGTCCTTCGGTTGGATTGGTGGAGGAGTTCCTCCGGCTTGCTTTCCGTCTGGTTGCATTGTTTCGTATAGGTTGTTGCGTTCTGTTTCAAGTCTTCGGATCTCTTCCTCGAGCAAGTATGCAGGCCGAAAGGTTCCGAGAAGGTCTCGCCATTCACCCCCCCCCTCCCTCTTCATTTCTGCCTCGAGGGTGCGGTAATGGGCGAGGATTTGCCCGAGGATGAGTCGGATAATGTCTCGAGGTTTGTATCCGTTGCGGATGTCGTGGGGACTCATGGCCTCGATGCCGTGCTTCTTGAGCGTCATCATCCTGCCATGCAGGAGCATGAAGTCATCCCCCCCCGGAGGGTCATGGTCGACGTGCAAGGCTTGAGGGGGTGGGGTCTTCATTTGATCAAGTCCTTTCGCAGGCCGATAAAGATGACCCTCTCTCGACTTTGAGGGACTCCGTAATGTTTCGCATTCATCACTTGAGCCTCGACGTGATAACCTGCTCCCCGAAGTGATGCCATGATCTGCAAAAAGATCTGCTTCATTGCTCCCTTGATCATGCCCTTGACGTTCTCCATAACGAAGACCTTCGGCTTGAGACCCTCGAGCAGTCGGACAAACTCCCCGAAAAGAGAGTTCCTAGGGTCGTCGAGCTTCCTGCTCCGATTGGCGTCAGAGAATCCTTGGCAAGGAGGAGATCCGTCAAAGACGTCCAGATCCCCCGGCTTGATGCCTGCAAGGTTGAGGCATTCTTCGACCGACAAGTCCTTGATGTCTCCATGATAGACTTGCAGGTCGGGAAAGTTGTCCCGGAGCGTCCGGACTGCATCGTCATCCCACTCCACGGCGAGAAGTTCCTCGAATCCTGCTTGATGATAGCCGAGAGATGACCCTCCCCCCCCTGCGAAGGTTGAGATCACGGTCGGCTTGCCGGGGGTCTTGAGGATCTCCTTGCGAATATGTCGGGCGATTGCCTCCATGAGTTTCGGGGGGACGGAGTTCCCGATTCTCTGAACTGCATTTTTATATGTTCCGAACCTAAAGGAGTCCGGGAAAGATCCCAAGATCTTGATCTCCGCAGACGTGCAATAACGACTTTCTGAAGGGTGAAAGATTCCGCCTCCCTGTCTTCCTTTTCGAAGCACAAAAGAGGGACGATTGAAGTCTAGGCGACAGTCGGAAAAAAACAGACCGACAGGATCTCCTCCCTTTGCCTGCTTCAAATAATCGACATACTTCGACGACAACTTCGGGCAATCGATCGGATTGTCCTCCAAATCCGCCCACGCCTCCCGGACTGTCATCGGCCTCGTCTGCGGTCTCGGATGGAGTCTCATCACCACTTGAATCCGCAGGAAGGACATTCTTGCTCGGTGTCGCTCATTCCGTCCTCATCGATGCCCTCGTTGTCATCCGGGACGTGGAACTCGCTCATCAGATCCTCGAGACTGTCTTGATCGAACCCGGTCAGATCGAGATCGAGATCTCCCGTGTCGAGTTCCTCGATCAAGTCCTTGAGGGTCGCCCGATCCATCTCGGCAAGTTCGGCGATCCGATTGTCGGCAACCAGATCCGCCCATTCCTGCGCCTCGTTGTCGTAGGTCTGGACGTCGATCGGAACCTTCTTGAGTCCGAGCCGTTGAGCCGCGAGGAGGCGACCATGCCCCCGGACTATGAACCCGGAACTCTTCGAGACCACGATGGGGGATCTCCATCCTTGAAAGTCAATGATCTTGGCGAGGAGTTCGATCTGGCCTTCCGGGTGAGTGTTCGGGTTCCGAGGGTTCGGGATGACCTTCTCGATCGGCTCAAGCCGGGTGTAGTTGCAACGGTGTTTCATGCGTCATCCTCCTCAAATTCACTTTCGCAAAGATCTTCTAGGAACCCATGCAACCCATCTTTTAGTTCATCAATTAAGTGCGCGTTTTTTAGAAGATCCTGCAATGGTGACGGAATTTCCTTCCAAGGAGTTTGAGCGATAACATGATTCGCGGCTGAAATGTAATGCCCTAATCTCTTTATCGATTTCCTTATTTGGGAAGAGTAATAATGCGCGGAAGGTCTGCATTGCTCGGCGAGCAAATGGCTCATGGTACGAATGTTACTATCTCTTGTTTCCTTTTTTATCTTTTCAAGTTCTTCAAGTGTCTTCCCTTCAAGTTTCTTTCTTATTTTTCCTCTTCTTTCGTTTTCGGGGATCATAATCATGCCGCGACCTCCTCGAGTTCCGTCTGCAAGTCTTGCGTGAACCTCACCCCTTGAAAGAACTCCTTGATCCTTGCAAAGAAGGCATCGCATCGAGCCTCCGAGTGGAAACGATCCTTTGCTCGCTTCTTCGTCATTTGAGTCGTGACGATGGTCGGACGATTGAAGGAGATCCTCTCGTCAAAGATCTCGAAGATCGCGGTCTCGATCCGTTCGGTGATCTTGTCGGCAAAGAGGTCATCGATGACAAGGACGTCTGCTCGAGTGATCTCCCACTTCCAAGCTCGGAAGGATCTCTCCGATCGCATGACCTCGACCAGATCCACCCCGAAGGATCCGTGGAAGAACGCTCGAACCTTTTTGCCTTCTCGAATCAACTTCTCGAGCAGGAGGCACATCGATCGAGTCTTGCCTCGTCTGGTCTCCCCGTGGATCCAAAGACCCTTGCTCCTCCCCGGATGCCATGAAACGACCGCTTGCCTCTCGGCATAGGGGAGACGCTCGGGATCCGTTTCTCGGTAAAGGGGAGGGATGAGCCGATTAATCTCCACTTGAGGGGTCACGATGTTGATCGGCTCGGCCTTGGTCACTTGATCCCTTGCGGCAAAGCAAGGATCGCAGACGAGGCCTTTCCCCCATCCGAGGGACTGAAGGGTCGAGTTGTACGGAATAGACTTGCCGCAAACCTTGCAGGGATGCTCGCAGTCATCGATTGACACGTCCACCCCGTCCGGAACTCGGAAAGGCTCCGCGAGGCGTTGAGGATTAGTCGAAGGGGTTGTCATGGTCTGACTCATGGATTTTGACTTTCTGGTTCGTGGTTGTTTCTTTTTCGGGGAAAACGCCTTTCCATCCGGAGGCAACTGCGTCCTCGAGGGATTGAATGCTCACCGACTTCCCGACCTTTGCGAATTTGGCAAAGAGGGTTTTGATTTGAGTCGCTCCGGGTTTCCTCCAGTTATTTTCTTTCCGGTGTTGCAGGTAGGCATCCCAAGCAGGCCGAAAGTCATCCATGTCTTGGTCGTTCCATCCTTCCGGTCGGATCTCCCCCTTCTCAGACTCTTCCCCTTTACCTTTACCTTTACCTTTACTAATACCTGTAACCTTAGCTAACCCTTTGGTAAGGGTTACCGAAGGGTTACCTTTGCCTTCCGTAAGGCTTACCTTACCCTTAGCTAACCCTTCGGTAAGGGTTCCGTTAACCTTTCGGATTTCTCCGCAATCTCTTTGCTCGAGTCCGTGTTTCTCTAGGATTCGGAGGATCTGACGATGAGGAGCTTTTGCCTCTTGGAGCATTCCCCCTTGTTGAAATTGCACGAATTTCGGGAGGAGGATTTTGTCATCTTCGAGAATTTCGACTCGATTTCCAAGTTCCTCGAGGTGCGCATCGACCTCGACACTCGTTCCAGAGAAGATTTTGAAGAGATCGTCATCTCGTTCCCAGATTCCTGCATTGTCGCAATTGTCGCAGAGCCAGATCCAGAAGATCTTGCCTGTCGGCGTGAGCGTCCGAAAGAACTTGTCCGACCATTTCTCGGAGTCGGTGAATCTTTTCATTGCTTCACCTCCCAGAGATCCTTGAAGAGATCCGTTTTGAAGTGGACGAGAGGCTCGACGTCTTCTCCGTCCCCTCGATCGTACCTTCCCCCCATCTCCACGAAGTGGGGGGTCTCCTTGCCGATCCAGAGGCATCGGGTCTTGTCGGAGTATTTGACGACGAGAGCGGTCGGGATCCCCGTGGTCTCGAGGATCTGCTTCATCCGCAAGAACTTTGCCATCGAGACCATGAAGGTCGGATAATGATCCGAGGCATTCTTCCTCGCCTTTACCTCCATGAACCCGACAACCTTTCCCTCCTTGAGGACTGCGAAGTCGATCACGTCCTTCGGTGGAAGTTTCTCGAAGTGGAGACCCCTTGCCTCGAGATCCTTGCAGACCGCGGCCTCCTCGGCTCGATCCTCGGGTCTCTCGTATTCCGGGCGAAAGCGACCACTCATCAGAAAGGGAGGCCGAAGTTCCGGGAGAGCAGGATCGCAAACTCGAACGCATCGTCTCGAGATTGGAAGACCCACACGATTCGAGCGTTCGAGTCCTTGTAGGTGAGAACCGTCTGCGCCTTGTCTTCGGTGAATGTGAGCTTGCTCATCAGAAAGGGACGTCTTCATTGAGATCGGGATCCGTGGGAGGTTCTTCTTTCTTCGGTTCCTCCGGCTTTTCCTCCGGCAGGAAGTTCTCGATCTCGCTCGAGGGGATCGGCTCAACGAATTTAATCTTGTTCCGTCCCTCCTCGACCTCGATCTTCGCTCGGAATCGTTTGCCGACCCACATATTCGCGAAGATGTTTACGTCCTCCCCGTCTTCGTAAGTGAACCCGGTCGCCCGGAGGAGGTGCATGACCTTCCAAGGACTCTCGGGATCCAGAAAGATCACATGGAAGAGAGTAATCTCGCTCTCTTGCTCTTGGCAAACGAGTTTCTGGTAGGGTGTCCCCGTCCTTGTGACGAGATCCTGTCCGTCCTTGTTCTTCTCATAAGCCTCGATGATGGTGAAGTTGAACCATCCGTGGGTCAGAAGGTCTCGGGAGTTGCCTCCGCTTGATGGGAATTGCATCCTCATGATTGCGCCACCATGTTCGGGTTCCCGTTGCCCATCAAAACGCATGGGGTAATCTGAATGTCTAAGACATGAGGCATCTCTCCGAACCTCCTCGTGATTTCCCTCTGGACAAACCCTACCTTTTGAATTTCGGAACTCGGCAGGCCTTCGACCTCCTCTGCATTCCCTTGGCTCATTGTTATAAAGAATGCTTGGCAAGTAGGGACATGATAAATGAAAAGCTTCATGAAAAGACCCCCATGACCTTCTCGGCAAGTTGAGCCGTTATCTCGATGTCGTTCTCGAGATACTTGATCGCGGCCTCCTTGTCCTCCTCGAGCAGTTGAGAGAACCACTTGCCGGATCCGTTCTTTCCTTCAAGCCCGGATGCCTTGCAAAAGCGATCGAGGGAGATGGTCGCCCGATAGTCCCCGGCCTTCCAGAGATCCATCAGATCGATCCAGAAGTCCCCCGGCCAATAGCGAGGAGAAGGGGTCAATTGTTTCGGAACCTTCACCCCGAGGATCATCGATCGGCGGAGCAGAAAGGGGAGGTCGAAGTTGTTCGAGTTGAATCCGATCCAGATCTCTCCGCCTTTGTTGTAAGACTCGAGAGCATAAACCCAGAAACCTGTGAGCATAAGATCCTCGTCACCGATAAGAAGTGCAAATTTTTCCTCTTTATACATTGTCCCGGCCTCGAACTTGATCCCGATCGCGAGAACCTTTCCATACTCTGCATTGAGTGCGGCCTTCTCGCGGATCTGGTTGAAGTGAGATGCCTTCGCCGAGTTGATCTTCTCGATCGCTTTCTCGATCCCGAAGTTCCCGACCTTCACAGAGGACTCGTCAAAGGTCGGAGCAATGCGTTCGATCTCCGAGTCCGGGAGGGATCCCGTCTCGATGTCAAAGATGATTCTTTTCTTCATTGCTTGGCCTTTCTTTTTTTAGCCTCGGCCTTGAGCTTGCTCGATATTGCGTCTCGCTCTTGCGTGAGGTCGTGGGAGTTCCGGTGCCTGCACTTGCCGAAGGCTCCGGGTTGAGTGTGGATGGGTTTCTTCATTGCTTTGCCTCCTCTTTGATCGGCTCGACTCGATCCGCCTCGGCGACAATCTTCTCCGCCTTCTCCGCCTTCTCGGCCTTGGCCTGCTTCTTGCGATCGTCCTCGATGGTCTTCTTGAGTCCTTCGACTCCGAGGGTCACGATACGCTCGCAGACGGGGAGAGGAGGATCGCCCGGATCGACTTCCTTGTTGCGGAGCCACTCATCGGCCTCGGGGACTTTCTCGAGGATCTCAAGAGCGGAGAGGCGTGGAGGAGGCGTGGTCGATCTTTTCTTTGTCCGAGGCAAGGATCTCGAGGACTTCGACAATCTTGCCGGGGACTTCGTGATCGACTCTTGAGCCGCGTTCGCATCGTCATCCCATTCGCCCGGTGCGCATCCCGTAATAGCCGCGAGTGCATACCGCCGAGCATAGGTCGAGGCCGAGCCGAGAGAGTGGTGATCCTTCACCCCGAGGAGTGGGAGGAGAGAGGAGAGTCGCTCACCGGAAGTATGCAGGAGGACAGTCTCGAGAAGGATGTTGCCGTCCTGCAAAGTCTGAAAGATCTGCGAGACCGCAAGGCCGTTTCGAGTCAATGGATCACGGACGGCATCCCATACGCTCGCGAGGTCTGCATACTTGGATTTCGTGAACGAGTTCTCTTTCGTGAGTTCGGCGGAGGTGATCTCCGCTTGAGCCAATGCCAGAGCAAGGGCGAGTTTGCTAGTTTTCGATTTTTTCATTCGTGGGTTTTTTGGGTTTTGGTAAAGGATCGGGGAGAGACTCGTTCGACTCCTGCTCGAGCCGTGAGTCCCTCCCCTTTAGGACAAAATTCTCCGGGATGAGGCCTTCCGTCTTGCTCGACATGAAGACGGGGATCCTTTCGCGGTCGGTGAGGGTCGCCATTATCTCGAGCGCCTCCTGCTCCACTTTCGAGAGCGTCATCGGACGTTCACCTTCTCCTTGAGATCGGGATGCACCTTGAAGAAGGCCTCACGGATCACGCTCGAGATGTTCTTGTCCTCGAGGCAGGCATGACGAGCGATGTTCTCCTTCTCGATCGAGGAGACTTTGAAGTGAACTTGCACCGACTTTTTGGGTCTTGCGAACTTGGTGGGATTTTTCGGCATGACTTCCAAAAGCAGGACAATGTGCCACTTTGTCAAAATAAACTTGTTCACTTGTGCATTATTTTACCTTGTCAGACTTTGTCCGACTCTCTAAGGAGGGACGGATGACCGTGCAAAAGTCTCCAAAGATTCCGAAAGTATCAATCCACGTCCGCCTGCCGCTGACCCTTGTCGAGCGGTTTCGGGAGATCGGGGAGTCGCTCTCCATCGATACCGACTCGACCCTTTACCGATGGGCGCTCGAGGCCTTTATCGCCGACGTCGACTCCGCGGAGGATCCTCCCCCGTTGTCTTCGGTGACAAAATTAGCGAGAATGGTGAAAAATTCGAAGGCCTTATCCCGGAAGAAAGCAGGATAGGGACAAGAGACGCAACGGACTAATAGGGGAATAGTTCACCCTTTTAGAATATTGCACCTTTTTTTATCTTGCGACCTCTTTGCCTTTTCCGCTTCCTTGCCGACCCTTTCCCTCAAACCCAATTACAAAAATCCCAAAAACAGAAAGACCCTCCCTAAAACATGAACGCCCACGATCATCTAGATCCCTTGCCTTTCAACGACCCCGACTCTTCCCCCGATTCTCAAGTCGCCATCGGGATGGTTCTCGATCTTCGCCGAGACATGGAGAGGCAAGAGAGTTTCTGGAGATGGTTCGCGGTGGCCGCGCTCGGGATCCTCACGATCTTCGGGTTCACCGTGTGGTCTTCCGGCTTGTTAATGGTGGATGACATTCGGCAGGACATTAAGTCGCAGGTCTCAACCATCTCGGATAAGGATCATCAGAGGATCATCATCCTCGAGAAGGAGATCTTGCGGCTCGAGGCATTGGCAGGAGTGGAACCTTCGCAGGATTTGCGGTAAACAAAAAAGACCCCCCCCCGGAGGAGGGTCTTCAAGGTCGCAGGCGTAAAGTCTAAGCGGCCTTTTTCTGGATCTTGCGAAGTTGCTTGATTGAATCGAAGACTTCCTTTTCACCGGGATCGAAGTGATCCGACTTGATCCTCCATCCTCCCTCGACCTTCTTCACTTCATACTCGATCCCGTTCATCAGAACACATCGGAACTCCTGCTTTTCGCAATCGAGATCGATCCTTTGAACGTTTGCCCGGATTACTTCCATCAACTTTTTGCGGTCTTTTTGCTTCGGATCGAGGCGGATCGCTCCGGCGCCTGCGTGGATCTCGTCCTTGAGTTTCTCGATCTCCTCCTTCTTGAACTTCAAAACCTTCTGTTGAGCCTCGAGGTGGTCGCGCATCCCCGAGGGATCAAAGTCCTCTTTCCCGATCGAATCGAGGAGAAACTTCTCGAGGCCTTTTATCGTCTTCTTCACTTCCTCGAGTTGCTCCTCGGCGAGAGCAAGGTCGGCCTCTGCTCCTGCGACCGATCCTTCGACCTTCAAGGCCTGCGTGATCGAGGCGAAGAACAATTCCTCTAGATGCCATCCGACCCAGTTGGGTCCCTTCCTTGCTCCGACCCGGATCCCGGCAGGCATATAAGTCCATGCGTTCTTTAGACCTCTCGCGATTGCGGCCTTCGTTAAGCCTCCGCCTGTGTGGATCTGAATGGTCTCGCCTGTCTTGCGGTCAAAAGCAACCTTGGTAAAAAGATTTAAGCAGGCCGGAGACTTTCGGCCTCGTTGGGATGGACGATCCACCAAGATCTTTCGAGCCTTGGCAAAGGTCGCCGGGTCGATGATCGCCGGGAGGTAATCCTTGATGGGTTCCCCGACTGCTTTCCGAATCCTGCGCCCGTTCGAGCATTGCAAGTATCGCCCGTTCTCGTCCTTCTCGAACTTGTGAAACTGAAATTCTCCAAGAACCTTCCGATTTGTAAAAAGAGATTTTACTGTCACGAAAGACCAGAAACTTTTCTTGCCTGTCTTAAAAAAGCCTAGAGTCGGATGTTTTTCCGCGTTCATTGTGCTCCGGATCGCCGAGATGGACTTACCCTCGCAAGCAAGCTCGAATACTCTGCGGATAGCCTTTGCGGCCTCGGGAACCACCTCGAGAGATCCGTCCTTGCTCTCGCGGATCCATCCGGGATTATTAACGGCCGACCCTTTTTTCCCCTCCGCCGCTTCCTTTCTCTTTTTTGCCCATGCAGAGGAGTTTAGTCTGGATTTGTTGGCGCTCTCTTCATGCGCTCGAGCCATTGTGCAGATCGCCATCATCACCTCGCTCATGTTGTCGAGGCTTTTCGAGTCGTAGGTCTTGCCATCGCAGAGGGTAACAACCTTCACCCCACTCGCGAGGATGCCTTCCAGTTGAGCCAATGCCTTGAGGATCCGCTCGCGACTCAATCTGTCGAGGTTCTCAACGAGGAGGTAGACGTCCCGGCGAGCAGTCTCGGCTCGGAACTCCTTCGACTCGCATAAGGCGAGGAAGTCCCCGAGGTCACCCGTGGCAACGTGCTTCCCGGAGAAGGCAGAAAGGCCGAGGTCGTTCATCTCGCGTTTGAGAGGGATCTCGGGATGAGCCTTGAGCCAACGATCGCGCGAGGCGTTTTGCCGAGTGGACGAATCTCCCTTGCCTTGAATGGCGGAGGAGAATCGGAGGTAGCTAATCGCGTAAGGTGAGAGGGTCTTCTTTGCGTTGCTCATCCTTCACCTCCTTCTTGCATCGTTGGAACGCTCTTGCCTTCCCAGACATTACGAAAGGCATCCCATCCGGCCTCGAAGGCGGAGTCGGCCTCGGGAGAATTGAAACTCCAATCGGCGACAAGTTCGTCTGCATCATTGCCGAGGATGATTAGAGCCGTGACCCGATGCTCGCCTTTCTGGAAGGTCACGGATCCCCCATCGGTGGACATCAGAGTCTCGACCACTCGGTCGGTCTTCGTGATCCCGGTCTCCGGGTTCTTCGCCTTAAGGCCTCCGCCGCATTCGTCTTGCACTTTGGAGATGATGAATCCGACCTTCTTGATTTGATGAAGGAAGGATCTTATTATTTTTGAGTAATCTTTCATAGCGTGGGTTCTTTCTTTTGTGGTTTAGGTTTAAGATTTAGGCAATAGCGGTTTCGGTGTTGAGCATTTCGGACAACTCGCATCGAGCTTCCTCGATTTGACTTGAGGCGGAAGAAAGGACTTCGATGAATTCCTGCATCTGGTCGCCTCGTTCGGTTGCGGCGATCGATTCGGGAAGGTTGTCGAATGCGTCTTGCTCCTCTTCTTCAAGTTCCTCGAGATTGCTTTCGAGTTCGGTGAGTTTTGAAAAGATTTTTGCGATCCTGCGACGTCTTGCTTTGTTCATTTTTGGTGGGTCTTTCTTGGTTGGTTTAGATTTAGAAAAGGCGAGCAATCTCTCGCTTGAAAAATGCCTTGCTGAGTTCTGGAAATTTCTTGCTCATCTCCTCCGCGGTCGCCTTCACGTCTCCTCCGTTTTTTCGGAGGTAGGAAAGGATCCACTTGCGGAGAATCTGGTCGGCGCGATCTTGATTTTTTTTCGGTCATCTTATCGGCCTCGAGTTAAGCGGAAAGGATTGGAGCCATTGAGTAGTTGCCGAGGGGTTGGACAGTCTCGGCATTGTCCCAAACCCGCACTCGGAAGCTTTTGGTTTCGTTGCGGTCATCCTTGAGCCAGACAGTCTTGGCAGTTCTGCGAGTTACTGTGAAAGACCATTTGCAATTGTGATCGCAGACGGAAGTGGCTGAATAAGTTTGATTGATTTGGAAGAGTTTCATTGTTGTCCTTTTAGTTATGAGTTGTGCGTCAATAACTGAAGAGATTGAACCACCTCTTTAGTTATTGCAACTTTTATCTTCACTTTATTTCGAGGCATGGAAAAGCCTTGAATCCTGCACGGATAGTGGGATGCGTGGGGATTGGCGAAAAGGCGGAGAAAAAAAGTTTTCTTTTTCTACGAGAAAAGCAGGAACAAAAAGGCGACCATCATTGTCATCGTGACAATGAAGAGCAGGTCGAGGATCGCCTCTCGCATTAGGTGCAGGCGTTGAGGTAGACTATGAAGACAACAAAGATCCCGAGGGATACTTTGAAAGCCTTGGAGCCGAGCCAGTCCGGGTCGTTCATTCTTTCATTGTGGTTCCTTTCTTCTCCTGTTCGGAGATCTTCGCGTGGGTCTTCTTGTGAAGATACCGCGAATAAATTATTGGGACGAGAACCCAAAGGCCGACCCCGACTCCGCAGAGGAGAAGGAGATCATAAATCCCATCGATGATTTGATCGAAGAGAGACCTCTGCTCGCGGAGTCCTTGATTGATCAATCCTTGAACGTCTCCCTCCGAGATTGCCTTCACGGTGGAGGTGATTTTCTGCACGTCATCATCCCCCTTCAAAATGGATCCGACTGCGGCTCCGGACATCCCTCCGGCAACTGCTCCACCGACTCCTCCAAGGGATCCGACTCCTGCTCCGAGGCCTCCCCCGATTGTCGGATAAAGAGACCGCATCGAGCAACCTCCGAGAAGGAGCAGGAGGAAGGGAAAAAAAGCTTTCACTTGTCGGCCTTGGCCTCGAGCTTTTCAAAAAGTTTTTGCACGTCGTTCCGCCGATCCTCCATGAGCTTATTGGCGACGTTCCACCTCTCGAGATCCCTTGCCTCGTTTTTCGCGAGATCGGTCTCAAGACTCTTCACTCGATCATCAAGTTCTCCGGCTTTCTTTGCTTCCTTGCGAAGAAAGAATCCTAGGACGGAAAGAGCGCACCCCACGCCGAGGAAGACGTATGCCTGCAAGTCCATCATTTGAGTCGATGCTCGAGGAGTCGGTCGAGTTTGTTTTCGATCGCATCGAGCCGATGGAAGAGAGTCACGTTTTCGGATTCGGTCTTTGCCGAGGTGACCTCAAGGGAGTTGATCCGCCGACCATTCTCATCGAGCCGAGCAAAGATCCCCTTGACGAAAAATGCAAGGCCTCCGAAAAGAAGTGCCGAGACGCTTTGGAGTATGTAGATAAAAAAAGTCTCGCTCATTCACAAGGGGAGGATCGTCAAGTTGACCACGAGACCCCGAAGGATCTCACGGAAAGCTTGATCCCCTTCACGTCCATCTCGAGAGGACTCCCGAGCGTCACCTGTGTCTCATTCCAGACTTGAGGCTCGAGCTTGATCGGTTCCTCGAGGACGTCATCCTCCCGAAATTCGACAAGGGTCGAGTCGGCATTCTTCCCAAAGTTCTTCATCTGCTCCTCGGCCTCGACAAGGATCGCATGACCATCGACTCCGGGATGGGTCTCCTTGAAGTGGTCAAGAATCGATTGCGGATCGAGTCCGGCATCGAGAAAGCCGATGCAGTAGTTGCGGATCCGCTCCTCGATCTTGAGAGGGTAAGAGATTCCGCGAGGCCTTTGGAATCGATGAACCCATCGGAGCCAAGGGAGGCAAACGTTCTGCCCTCCTGCCGTCCGGATCTTCTCATGGATGACCCCCTCCTCTCCTCCAAATCCTCGCAAGAGGGGATGGAACCCCGGCCACGCCTGCACCCGGCAGAAGAAAAGGCCGAGACCCATTGCCGGGATCTCGAAGGGATCCGCCTCGGGATCCTTTGCTCGGTCATCGTGTCCCCATATCCCCCACATATTTTCTCGCCACTTCATCTCGAAATGAGTCGCAGGACATTCCTTGCCGAGGTAGTCGTAGAGCATCGCGCCCGAGTAGAGGTCGAGCGAGTCCTTCTTGTCCTCGATGAATTCGAGGAGGCGCTTGATCGTTCCCGGCTCGAGCAAGACGTGCGGATCCATGCAGAGAGCAAAGGAGGCCTCGGCATTCTGGAAGACCAGATCCCGGCAAGCGGTCGATCTCCAAGAGGTCTCGGGGAAGTATCTCACCCCGGCCTTGCTCGCGAAGTCCTTGACCGCTTTCCCTTCCCGTCCTTCGGGATTGTTGTCGATGATGATGAGATCCAGATCCTCGAGGACGTCGAGGTTGTTGAGCCGCAAAGATTGAATAGTAAAGTAGACCCCCTCAAAGTCATCGAAGCAAGCCATTCCTATCGTGAGTTTTTTCATAGTTCGAGTTGATAGTCCCATCGCTCGAGGTCGCGCCGATATATTTCCTCGACCCTTGCTCGCGTGGTTTTTGATTTGTAGAGATCCCGAAAGGGAGAGAATCGTCTCCGATGCTTTCCCTCCCTCGAGTTTTTATGGGGAAGAGTTTCTCGAGGTTGCCCGAGATAGTCGGCAACGCGGTCAAAGTCTGCTTGCAAGTTCTCGAACCTTCCCACGAAGTCCGGGCGGAACCTTCCTCGGAGATCCATGAGGAGCAACTCTTGAGGCAGGAAGTGGATCCTCCCCACGGGAAGGCCGAGTCGGTGATTGCCTGCCCATCTTGCGAAGGTCATCTCCTCGAGGTTCTCTCGATGGTTCCAGATCCGCTCGATAAAGGAGTCGAAGGTCGGGCAATCGTCAAAGACCTCGGGGCAGTCCTCGTAAGCGCAAGCGATCCTGTCGAAGGGATTGCGAACAAAGCACCAGACCCAGAGATCCGGGGAGAGTTCGATCCGATGATCGAAGTCGGCAACCGTGTCATGCCCGTTCCCTCGATTCCATGCAGGAGAGGAGAGAGAAGATCCTGCGGCCTTCGGGACGTGGATGAAAAGGCTCCGGAGTTCTGGATTGAGTCGGCTCATCCCTTGAACTTGAAAAGATAATCCTCCCCCCCGAGGACTGTCTCGAGGTCGTAACCTCTCCCGATCATCTCCGAGATGATCTCCTCATCCCGTTCCTTCATCTCGATCCCGAGGAAGTCGATCCTCCTTGCCTCGAAGTCAATCCCCCGGAAGGCCTGCCTCCATCCTCCCTCGACGTCGATCACCATGAAGTCGATCACGGGAGGCGCGTCATGCAGGCGGAGGATCTCCTCGACCTCTTGCGTCTCGCAGACAATGCAATTTTCGTTGATGCGAGTCTCTCTGAGTTGAGAGTGACCGACGTGGCCTGCTATTTTTTGCTCGAAAAATGTCACCCCTCCCGGATCTCCGAGAAAAGCCCGGACGGGTTTCGCCTTTCTGGATCCCTTGGCGAGAAGATCGAAAAGATCCAGATGAGCCTCGACAAGGATGCCCGTCCATCCGTGGACTCTCTCGAGGGTTGCCGTCTGGCTCATGTGAAAGCCATTGACCGCTCCTGCCTCGAAGAAGAACTTGCCCGAGGCCTGCTCGAGATGTTCCCGGATGAAATACTTCTCGACGTTTCCCAGTTGAGTATCAGCGAAGTCGTGACTCCGCAAAAAATATTCGATCACGCGGCGACCTTTCCGCCAAGAGCGACTTCTTTCGCTCTGGACATCATGGGAAGCAAGTCCTCGATCGGGACGGGAGTAAGGGGAGATCCGTCACCGAAGTCTTGGGAGGCCTTCTTGTGGTTTTCAAAGTTGTCCGGGTGGTCGATGTTCCCCGAGGTCTTCGAGAGTCCGTCCCCCCACACGTAGGCATAAGAGGGAGTCACGTCTTCAATCGTGAGTTGATCCTCCGCCTTGAGTCGGTCGAGCCAACCCCCGAAGACGTGTTCGCCTCCGCTCTTGGTAGTCGAGAACCCATGCTCTCGAACGAAGTTGAGGTCGCAGAGGATGGATGCCTCCATTGCGTTCTGCGCAAACTTGAAGGACTTCCCCCCGTCTCCGGAGAAAAGACTGCGGAGGGGTTTCCACGCAAGGGATCCTGCGGCTTGCAAACGAGCGACCGCGGTCTCGATGTGATAAGGGAGGAAAAGATCATCGTCATCCCAACAGATCCACGAGTCTCCCTCGGCGTGGTTGAGAGCGGCGGATCGAACTTGCCCGAGGCTCGAGAATGGAGTCCCGTCCGGGTTGATCGATTGATTAACCACGCGGATCCCTTTGCCGTGAAGTTTCGGGTCGATCGTGATCGGAGTCGGAGCCGTGTTGAAGATCAAAAGGGTCTTCTTCGCGTAGTCCTGCGCCAAGAATTGAGCAAGGGATCTTCGGACTGTTTCAAACCTGCCGAAGGTGCAGAGGTGGCAATCGACTCGCATGAGTCTAGCAAGCGCCTTCAGTCACCGTGATCGATCCCCATGTTCCACTCCACGGATGGAGGCCTCCGTCATCATAGTCGTAAGCGACTCCTCCTGCACTATCTGCAAGCTCCCATCTGGAATTGGTGGAGTCCCATGAAACCCAAGGATAAGTCCCAGAGTTCTTCCGATATGCCGTGCGGCCTCCATAAGTTCCATTCGGAGTGTAAGTCCCGGCAAAACCTGCTCCCATTCCGGAATCTAAGCAAATGGAGGAAAGCGCGGCAGTAGTTGACGAAGTTGAGGATGTCGAACTTGTCGAACTTGTGGAAGTTGAACTTGTGGAAGTTGAACTTGTGGAAGTCGAACTTGTGGAAGTTGAACTTGTGGAAGTCGAACTTGTAGAAGTCGTGGAGGTTGAACTTGTGGAGGTGGAGCTTGTCGAAGTCGAAGAAGTCGAACTTGTCGAGGTCGAGGTGGTGGAGGTCGTGGTCGGCGCGACTGTCGTAGTCGTGGTGACCGAGGTCGCCGGGTAGGTGATCCATTGAGTGCTCACGACATTTCCTGCCAAACTTGCGGCGATTGAGTTTCCCACGTCACGCTCTCTTGCCAATGAGGTAGACCTTGAGACCGACCCCGGCAGTTCCGGATCCGACTTGATCGACGTCGATGGTCATCTCGGCATCATCCGCAAGAGCGGAGTCGGAGATCACGGGAGGAGTTGCGGCAGTCGTTGAGGTCTCTTCGCCTGCATCGATCGAGACTTTTGTCGAGAGGACTGTCGAGCCGGACTCGTTGAGATCGCAAATGATCGTAGCTCCTGTCGGCGCGGTCTTCACCGATGCCCGGACGTCCGTCAAGGTCATCGCGTAAGGCATCCGAAAAGTGATCTTGCCTGTCCCGGTGGAGGCGTTTTCATCTTCTCCCGTCACGGAAGAGATGATCGTCTCGTAAGTTTCCGTGATGTAGGAAGCAAAGGATCCCACGCCTGCCACTCCGTCCCCGATAACCGGGCCTAGAATTGTGGTAGGCGCTTGGATGACTGTCGAGACGTTGCCGCCCGAGTCCGTGAGCTCGATTTCAAAATAGCCTGCAAGAGAGTTTGCGGATCCGAAGGCCTTGAAGAGGTTCTCGGTTCCGAAGTTGAGCGTCCCGGTCTTGCCGTTCGTGATGTTCGACCATGACTCGGAGTATGCCCAAGGAGTCTCGAAAAGTCGGACGATCCATTCTTCCTTCGTGGTTCCGTCTCCTGTCACAAGTCTCTTGACCGAGACCGAGGAGTCGGGAGTCAAGGCGGAGGAGTCGGAAGTCGGCAAGGTTTGAGCGCCGACTGCATCGAATTTTACGATGTAGACCCCGGTCGTAGGAGCCGTAACGGAGACCGCAAGGGAAAAGGGAGCCGCGTCAAGAACTGCTTCGACAGTAGAGGCAGGAGCATTGAAGTCGAAGGTCGTATCGTTTCCGCCATGAGTGAAAGTCCAAGTCCCTCCGGTCGGCCTTTTGTTGATTCCACCGACTCCGACTCGGACTGTATAGAGAGAAGTGTCGATGTAGGATCCCGACCCATCGACAAAATAGAGATTTAGATCTCGAAGATCCCCGGCAACGAACTTTTTGATCGGTTCCTGCGTGGAGTTCGTGAGCGAGATCACTCGAGCCGAGCCGAGCGTGTCGGCGTTTATGTCGATGAAAAAGTTCTCTGTGCTCATAAAAGAGGGGAGAGCGTCAACAAGTGCCATTCAAGGTCACGGAGGTAATGGGCGAAGGCCACCCCACGGCAGAGGGATCATTCTGTCCTCCCGATGAATCTGCCCAGATAAAGGGATCGCCGGAATATGTACGGAATGACCACGAACCCACGCCGAAACTAACCGACCAGTACAAATAATAATTAGGATCGCCGCCTTGATGCCAGTAATGGTATCCGGAGACTCCCTCATCTTTCGTATATTTCCCACCATATCCTCCGGATGCCACAACGCAAACCCAAGGGTTTTCGCATGGATCGCAAGGTGAGGATCTCGAGCAAGGATCTTCGCAACACTCCCCGGAGACGGGTTGGATGAGGAAGGCAACCATTTCAAGAAGACTTAACGAGAAAAGTGTAATCGACCGAGGATCCGTCTTCGCAGATCGTGATTGTCTTCTCCTCCCATCCATCGGGAGGGAACTTGTAAATCACTTTGATTCCGCTCGCCGAATATTGCACTTCGTCCTTGGTCCCCTTTTCGATTGTGATGTTCCCGAGAACGTTCACGGCATCGATCACCTCGTTCCCAAGCTCGGCCTCGAGGAGGGTCGGACGCTCGCCCTTGACGAGTCCCGGGATCGGGTCATTTGGCCAACTCACAACGCCTTGACCTTTCTATTTTCCATTTGCCAGATGTTCCCCTTCCATCTCGAGATCTTTGTCTCCTTGGATTGGAGGTAAGTCTCCGCGGTGACGTAACCTTCGTAGGTCGCTTTCGTGGGAGTCGAATCCGTTGCGACAAAGTTGCAGACGTTCGAGCTTGCATCCAGAGGTTCCCATTGAGCCGCGAAGGTGAGATCCGTCCCCGGATCCGTGGTGAGGAGGTAAGTAAATTCGACCTTTGCCACGACTGTCCGAGTAAAACCCGATCGAAGGAGAGCGGAATCTGCGGAGAGGTTTTTGAAAGCAGGAAAAGAAAAGCTCGAGGAGGAGAACTCGGTGCGGCCTGCCGGGACTGTCGAAAAGGTTCGAGTAAATCGGCAAAGTCCGTCTTTCCTTTGTTGCGGATTGGACTCCTCGACCAGAAAGGCGGAGGAGTTGTCGGGACAACTGAGATCGAGATCGGCAGGAAGGAAGAACTCCGACCTCTGCACGTAGTCGATCCGGTAAAGGATCGCGGTGAGATCCTGCCGGAACGGATACTCAAGCCGAGGCGAAACGGAGAGACGGATCGGCGAGATAAAATCGTCCGAGTTCGGGGAGTCGAAGGTCGTTGTCATTGGTTAACGAAGTATCCACTCACGACCGAGAGAGTCTCCTCTGCCGTAGTGAGCAAGTCCTTTTGGGTTTTTTCTCGGTTTGCTTCTTCATCGACTTGGTTCTTCCCGTTTAGAGCGTCCCCGATTGCGTCATCGATGGAGGTGAGAGTGTCGCCTTGCTGATTGATCGCATTTGCAAGAGTAGCGGTTTCGGGGGGAACCATGTTGAGCTTGTCCTGCCAATCCTTTAAGGCCTTCTCCCATGCCTCTCGCTCCTTGGTGAGTTCGTCGAGGGTCTTCTTTTCTTGATCTCTCGCGTCCTTTTCGAGGTTGAGGATTCTCTTCTTCTCCGCCGCGATTTCGTCCTCGATAACCTTTGCCGCATCAAGTGCGGTTTTTTCTTTTGCTCGCAATTCAGTTGCATCCGCCAAGGCGATCCTCCCGTCCTCGAGGATCCCGTCTCGATGAGCCTTTGCGGCGACCGCGCGGTCGGTGAGCATCTGTTTGAAGTCGGCGATCGTCTGAGTATTCGGCGGAAGTTTCCCCTCGGCCTTTAGCTTTTTAAACTCGCGATGCATCTCCGCATAATTCGGAGTGATCTTTCCCTTGAAGTCTTTTTGAAAGAATTTTTTGAGCGGATCGAGAGCGGCATTTGCGGCAGCGAGGTCTTTGCGGAAGGCCGCGACCTCCGCCTCCTTCGCGTCTGCCGCGTCTCCTGCTTCCTTCGCTCGATCCTTCTCTTTCTGGAGAGCAAGATCCAATTCCGTCACTAGATCCTTGATCCGAAGAATTTCCGCATCCTGCGCATCCTTTAAGGCTCCTTTGATGATCTTTTCGATCTGCTCTCTCTTGTCGAGAATGTCCCCCTCTAGCGTCTTGAGTCTATCGGCCGCATCTGCCTCGAGGTTTCTTCCCCCGATCGAAGCATCGATCAAATTCTTTTTCTGTAATTCCAGATCTCGGATCCCCACCTCGAGCAAGTGGATCTGCCCGATCTCCGATTTCTCAAGCTTTCGGTTCGCGTGAATGTCTTTGAGAACTTTGTCGATGTCCTCTTGAGTCTGGAGCATCCCGGCGAGTTCCTTCTCCCGAAGATCCCCGACATCCTTGATGTCCTGCTCGGTCTTTAAAACGTCCCTTTGCCATTGAAGGAACTTTTGAATCGCCTTGTCGCGAGTTTTGTCGAGTTCTGCTTGCTCGTAGGCTTTATTTAAACGCGAGTCATCATTCGCGAGCATATTGGTTTGCTCTGCATAGGTCTTAATTGCGACCCTATACTCCATTTCCTGCTCCATCTTCGAGGCCTTGAGGACATCAAGCCTCTCCTTGAGGATGTCGAGATTGCTTTGAAGTTCCGTCTTGTTTGCGGCCTGCCTTCGGGATGCGGCTCCCATCGCGTCCATCTCTTTTATAAGTTCGCCAATCTTTGCTTTTGCCGCCGCGGATTCTTTTCCTAGTTCCTCCGTCCATTTTGCAAGTTGCTGAATTTCTTTTTGCTCCTTCGCGAGTCGATGCTTTGCGGCCTCCTTCTTCGCATCGATATATTTCCAGAGGACAAGAGTGACTGCGGTCAAGCCTGCGGCAATGAGGCCGAAAGGATTCGCGATCGCCTTGATTGCGGCAAGTGCTCGAATCTGAACTGCGGCTCCCAGTGCTCGAGTCTTCGTGAGCAGGAGGGAAGCATTCCATGCCGTGGAGATTGCCGCTTGAGCCTTGACTGCGGCGGCGTAGACCCCGACCACGACCCCGAGCTTCGTGAGGATGACAACCACATCTCCCACGGTTGCCAACATTTGAGGGAACCTCCTCCCGAAATCGTCAAGCCAAGGCCCGGCATCCTTGAAGGCATTCGTCAATGCCGGGAGGACTGCATTGATGATCGGGAGAAGAGCCATTCCCATCGAGATCCCGAGATCTTTGATGGATGCAAGCATGAGATCCAATTGATGCGCAACCGACTTTTGCATGGTCTCAAAAGCCTTGTCGGTTGATCCCGTCTTGTTTGCCATCTCAACCATCGCATCCCCGAAACTCTTTGCCCCGTCTGCCGTGAGAGTGAGGACTGCATTCATAGCCTCCGTGGATCCGAGCAATTTGCGGATCGCGATCTCGTCTCCGTCAGTTGCAACCATGACCTCCTGCATCGCTTTGACGAGGCCTCCGTCTCCGCCTGCCATGAGCGCCTTGAGACTTCCGACGTCGAGTCCGTAATCCTTGAAAGCCTGTGCGGTTTTTGCCGTTGGAGCAATTAATGAAGTGAGAGCGGCTCGGAGTTGAGTGGTCGCGACTGCGGTCGGTGTTCCCGATGCAGTCATGACCGCAAGAGCGCCGGTTATTTCGTCAAAGGCAACTCCTGCCTGCTTTGCCATTGGCAAAACGTTGAAGAGGGAGTCAGACAGTTCCTCGAAAGTGGTCTTGCCGAGCTTTACCGCCGTGAACATTGAATCGGCGGCCTCCTTGGCGGTAAGGTTTGCGGATCCGTAGGTGTTGATTGCGGTCGTGATTCCATCGACTGCGGTCTCGAGGGAAGTCACTCCTCCGACCGAGGCCTTCGCCGCAACCTCCATGAACTCAAAAACATTGTCCTCGGGGACTCCTGCCGAGATTGCTTGATAAAGCGCCGAGGTTGCATCTCCCAGATCGACCCCCATTGTCTTCGCAAGATCTCGAACGGATGCTCGCATCTTGCCCATCGAGTCCTCGGTGATGTCCGGCAGAAGAGTAAAGACTTCTTGCATCGACTTATCGAACTCGATCATGTCCTTGATCCCCTTCGCAGTAAACGCGGCAAAGGCCGCTCCTGCGATTGCGGCTCCTGCCTTTACTGCCGTCCCGAGCGCCTTCCCGAATTTCCCGACTGCCGTATCTTGTGACTTGAGCGATTGCGCAAACTTCGAGGAGTCTAGTCCGAGCTTTGCTAGTATGGAAAAGCCTGCCATCAGTTTTGCTCGTTTGCTCGCCTCATGAACTCGGCTTGCAGGCGATCGGCCTCGGATGAGAAGTCGGTCTCATTGGATCCTAGTCGGACGCGGATCCGCTTGACGTATAAAAAGAGACGAGTGATCGGGAGGTCGAGGATCGCTTGCTCCGTCCATGAGTATTCGGACGCAATGAGATCCACGATGGAGGAGACCCACTCCTTCGGCGTTGCCTTGCCCGTGTTTGTCTTGGTTTCTCGGCGTGGTGGAGAATAACGAAAAGCGTTGTCGAGATATTCTCGGATTAAGTTCGGATAGGGAGTCGGATCGATGTTGCGGTTTTTGCGAACGAACCTTGCCGCGTCCTCCTGCTCGGGAGAGAAGTCCGGGGAGATGACCCATAAAAAGCGCAGGACGGGGATCCTTGCGTCATCTCCCTCCTCGTCCTCGAAGAGACCCTCCTGCGAAAGGAGTAGGTAACGGGAGAGCGTGAGGGGAACGGCAACGAAATCGCCGACCCTTTCTTCTAAATAGTCGCAGAAGTGCCGATGACGATCTCTGCCGTCCTCGGCCTTCGCCTTTTCGATTCGCGGAGAATACTCCGCCCAGAGTTTCGCGACTCGATCGTCCACATGAATCCGATCGGATTAGTTGATCTGCTTGTATCCGTTGAAGGAAACCTTGACGTAATCGCCTTGTGATTGAGCCTCGGAGCAGTCAACGATCGTATAGGTTCCGGTCGTGGATCCATTTGTTGCGGTCAAAGTCATGCTTTGCTGACGTACGTCGGAGACAGTTGTCCCGGCGGCAAGTTGCAAGGTTCCAGAGACTTCGATCCTGCCGGGGATGACAGTCGAGCCGAGAGGCTCCCCGTTCGAGTCGTTGATGTCTGCGCGTGTTCCGGTGAAGGAAAAGTTCATTCCCTCGCAAACGTAGGTTACCGCGTTAATTGTTACAGGTGAAGCATCGATCCCGAATGCTTGTGTGCCGTCTGAAGTAATAGCCATTTTTCTCTCCCGTTAAAGTTTGAAGGTTCGAGAATGGGAGGCGCGTCAACTAAGTCGGAAAGGCATCCGAGCGGATTGAAAATTTTATAGTCCAGGTAACTGAAGTTACTTGGAGATCTCCGTCCACTTCTCGGGAGGTTCCCATCTGCCGGATCAACTTCATTCCGTAATATGGGAGAGTCGTGGTGTTCCAGTTGTCGGCGGATCTCAAAAGGGTCGCTCGAACCTTTCCCAAGTATTCAAAATGCTTTGCTCGAGTTTGCCCGAGAGCGTCATCGGTCACCACTCGAACCTCGAAGGTCGCATCATGCTTGCGATATTCACCTTCGGGCAAAGAAGGAACGGAAGAGATCGGAGCATCATCCGGAAAGGTTGCCTCCCCCGTGATGAATTGGATCTCGAGCCGTGGAGTCACAAAGTTCTCGGCGGAGGCCTGCGTGAAGCAATCGATCCCGACCTCGGCCTCGAGGAAAGTCTTTGCCGAGTCTTCCCAATGTTTCTCGAAAGAGTAGAGATCCCATAAGCTCGAGGCGCTCATGTTGCGGTCGCGGCATATTGCGAGGCCACGTTCATTTTATAAGCCGAGGAGAAGTCCTTCTTGATCTCAAAGACTTTGTAGTGGTTCCCCTCGAGATCCTTGAGGACTGCTCCCTTGGTCGGGAGGGTCGAATAAGCGTTTGCATTGATGACGATCTCGGAGTCGAGGATCACTTCCCTCCCGGAGAGTTCGACCTCATATCCCTCATCAAGACTCTGAAAGGATCCGATAAAGGATCGGTTCTCGATTGCCGAGGGGGAGACCCCGATCAACTCCTTGCCCGTCTCTCCGATAAGGAAGTCGAGGTCGAGGTCGAGGATTGCGGTCTTGAATTTACTCATCTGCGGAAAAGGGAAGGGGGAAGAGTTACCTCTCCCCCCTCACTCCCAAAAACCCCACGTTTTATTTACCCTTTTCCAAAGCTTTTTTCTTAGGCGCGGCCTTTGAGCCTCCGCCTTTCTTCCGCTTGTGACCTCCAGAGGTGTCGAGATACCAGATCTGATCGAGGCCGGGAAAAGAATCACGCTTGAACTTTTCGCGGATCTCGCTCGAGGTTCCGATTGCCACGGAAGACCACGTATCTCCCTTGCGCCCGATGATTGTCGCTTGCCGAGCCATGACTTATGCCGAAACGATTCGGATCAAGTTCCCATCAATGGCGACCTTCTTGCCGTAGACGCACTCGAGGACTGCGGTTTGAGTCCCGGTGGACTCTTCATAAAACTCTCGGTAACCCATGACGATCCCGGAGGCCTCGTCTGTTAGGCGTTGCGTTGAAATGTAGCCGGAAGTGTTGGTCGGCTGAAGGTAACGGATCGCGACCGCAAGCGCAGACGGATGAGCATAGAATCCTTTAAGGTTCTCGCTATTTGTCGGGACTGCGTTCGACTCGTAAATCGACTTGATTCCAAAGAGACTAGGAACTCTTCCGCCTTGAATCACTTCCGCGGATCCGTAATTCATCGCGTGAGAGATGTCGGTGTCCTTGAGCAGGCTCGTAAAATATGTATTTTGCAGAACTAGCGAACATTGGTCTGGATACAGGTTTTGATCGAGACCGTCTTCACGAAGATCGGCGACTTCATCAGCATCGAAGTCTGCCGCCGTCACAGTAATCTTGGAAGAATATTTCGCATTTGTGACTTCCCCGAGGATGTCTTCAAAGACCGCTTTTGCGAGATCTCCGCCTTTCTGGTAGCCGAATCGCTGAAGCTCGACCGATGAAGATTGAGAGACCTCGGTGTCCGTGACGTGCCAACTCACGAAAAGATGCTGATCGAGAGTGATCTGCGTAGATCCATAAGTCGTGTTCATTGCGGAGTAGGTATTGCCTGCAACGGAGAAGGACGTTGCGCTCGAGGTGTTCGAGATGGTCGGGATCGAGATCGTCTTGCCTCGTTCCGCGGCATCGTCATTGAACGAAGTCGAGAAGGCATTCAGAGGAGCAAGGATGCTCGTAAATTGCTCAAGCGCCGACTGCGCGATGATATTGTTCTGTAGTTCTGTGTTGATTGTGTTCGCCATGACTTTTTATCTCCTGCGATAGCTTTGAAGAATTGCTTGCTTGTTCTGTTTCCAGAGTTGAGTTTTTTCTGCGCCGCTTGCCGTGTTGAATTGCTCCACCACGTCGATCGTCTTCGAGTCTTCGGTGGAGGACTCATCGAGCGGATCGGATCCGTCCTCGAGGACGGCAGAAAGTGCTTTCGTTTTTTCGGAGAGTTGCTCGTTCTCCGTGGAGAGTTCCTCGTTCTCGGTATTTGCCGAGGCGAGTCTTTCCTTGAGGTCGGCGATCCCGTCTTCGAGCATATCGAGCCGATCGGCGTGTTTCCCCATCTCATCGCGAAGGCGATCGATCTCGGTTTGTTGCTCCTCGTCAAGTTGCTCGGGTTCGGTGGATTGCTCCGCGGCGTTTGCCTCATCGAGGACAATCTCTTCCTCGGCGCTTAGTTCTATTAAATTGTCTTTAGCCATGATGTTCTGGATTTTATGATTTGAGTTAAATAGTCCCTCTTTATTAGCGGCAGGAGCGTCAACAAAGTCGGCGGAACGAATGGAAACGAATCGAACGGAAGGGATTTCTCGGATTGCTCCTTTCCCATCGGAGTCCTCGACTGAGATCTCCTCCCCTCCTTCCATGACCCAGACGAGTCTGGCCTCGAAAACTAAAGAAAGGCCGAATGCGTCCGGCATCTCTCGAGCCAGATCGAAAAGCCTGCGAAACCTTTCCGCCTCATCTACGCGAAAGGAGTCGAGCGCCTTGAAGGCCTCCGCCTTGAGCTTGCCGTCCTCGATATAAAATCCCGAAAAGAGTCCGACCTCCTTGAGCAAGCGATCGGAATCGACTGCTCCTTCGTGGGTCACGTATGCAGGCAAGGATCCGCCCATCACCTCGAGACCACTCTCGAGAGATTGAGCATCGATCCAGACTCCGTGACCCTTGGCCTCGCCGATCTGGATGAGACTCACGTCGGACATTGTTCCGGCCTTCTCGTTCACCTCATACCTCCCGACCTTTTTCCGCGGTCTTCGTTGGAAGCAGATCCTCGAGATCTTTTCCCCGTAAGTGTTTTGAACCTTGCAGACCGCAAGGCGTTGATCCACGTCGGGAAACTCGGAGACCATCACGGAGTCGCTCATGCAACGATCGATGAAGTCCTTCTCGGTCTCGGATGAAGTGGGTCGAGGAATCGGCACTATTTCTTGCCCTTGTCCTTCGACTTCTTCACGCGATCCGCGTGGCGTTGTTCCTCGGAGGTCAGTTGCTTGCGCACTTCCTCGGAGGGTTTCTCTAAATACAGTTTCAAAATCGCTCTCATGTCTTTGGTCCCTCCGTCAATTTACTCGTCCCGATCCATGATCTCGACAATGTTGCCTTGAGCCGTGGTCGGCATTGGATTGAAAAGATCGCGCCAATCGGGGATCCCGTACTCTTCCGCGAGGCGTTTTGCGGTCGTGATGTTCTTCGCCTTTCTCTCGAGGACGGAGGCCGCATCGGTTCCGAAGGTCGCGGCAACGTCATCGAGGGACTGCGCGCCCATCGCGATGTAGCTTGCATCTGCCTTCACTTGAGCGGCTCGATTGACCCATCTAAAGGAGGGAGGTTGCCATCGAACGTTGAAGGGATCCTCGGCCTCCGGATCGAACTCGATCTCGCCTTCCGCGATCCACCTCGCGACCTTCCACCTCCAAAGACGGGAAAGGATTGGCTTGAGATCGTTCTGCTCGCTTTCGACTGTCTGCTGATAAAGGAGGATCATCCCTTGCGAGGCCGAGAAAGAACTCTTGCCGATTGTCATCAGTAGAAACTCCACGGGGATCCCGAGAGCGGCTCCGATCTTTCTCATCCGATAGACGCAATAGTCGATCGCGTCCACGTTCGGCCTCCCCGAGGTTCCGATGACTGAGACATCCTCGCCCGGTTCCAAATATTGAAAGGTTCCCGGCTCAAAGGTTTCAAGTCTTTCTTCGGGATCGTCCTCCGCACGTTGAGCAAGCTCGAAATCGAGTGCGCCTTCCCTTTTTACGACTGCGGAAAGGGAGGCCGCAACCTTCGCGGAAAGCATCTCGATCTCGTCAAACTCGTTGAGGTCTTGGATCGAGTCCGTGACGGTTGCCAGTTCCGGAACTCCTCGAACTTGAGAAGGTCGGATCCGTTTCTTGTGAAAAATGAAATTCTTTGCCGGGATTCTCTTCACGTCTTGAAGGTTCCCGTCCTCTCTCGTTCCGATATGATAAGCAATCGGTCGGTTCTGCTTGGAGAGTTCGACCCCTCCGATGGTTCTCTTTCTGCGGTCGGCCTCCTCGTCCGAGATGTTCGAGTTCATCCGAAGGACGGATCCGTCCTCGTACTCCGTCCCGATCCTGTCGCCTTCGATCAATTGGACTCTTCCGGTCTTGAGGAGGATCATCCCCCCATCCCCGAAGATCAGAGGGAGGCTTGCGAGTTGCCTCTGGAGTTCCCTCATGTTCATCGTCTGCGTGATCTCGGGAGTCCTCGAGAAAACCTCCCACTTCTCCTCGAGCTTGCGGTCGAGATCCTCGTTGCCCGTTTGAGCTTGCGGAAAGATTCCTCCCCCAATCACGTCCGTCTCGCGGAGTCGGCAGATCGAGGCAACGATCGGATCGTTCCTTCTGAAGTCGAGCAAGGTTGCAATGACCCTTTGACGATCCGAGTAGTCGAGAGCGTAATGTTCCGCTCGGACTTGCGTATCTTGTCGCCTTGCTCTCCTGCGAGAATTGACTGCGGCATCGTATCCGTGAGCTTGATTAAAGAGGATCCGGGTCGCGGTTTTCGCTCGGTTCCAAAGATTCTTTTTTTTCGGCGCAATCATTGTTCTGCGAATTTCCGAAAATCAACTTTGTTCACCCCGAGAGCGTTGATGTCGGGATCCGCAAGGCCGACCTTCCGCTCGAGCGCCTGCATCTCATTGCGGATG